GGTCTTTCTTGTATAGGTTAGCCTTGTGTGTAGTGGTAAGACGCTTCATGGCTACTTCATCTGTATACCAGTCTGGCTCTCCACTACCCCAGTTATCGGCATTCAAACGCCAGGCAGTACGCAAGTTCTTCTCATTAGTGTCAGTCTTAATGCCACGACTAGATGCTTCGAACAGCATGGTCATAGCATAGCCCCATAGAGCCTTCTCATATCCACGCCACATCTTCACGGCTGGGTGGTTACGCCACCCTGCTCGTGGGTCTGTGTTGGATAGCACATTAAGAATCTGGTAACACTCTAGAATCTGTTTGTTAAGACGCTTACTGTCTAACGCCTTGGCAGTCTTAGTAAAGTCTTTGTAAGGTAAAAAGGTTTGCATACGTTCTCTCTCGTTTAATGGACCTATATAAATTATACAGTATACTCGCTTGCTTGTCAAGCGGAAGTACTCTTATTCCGCCGAACTTTTTTCCGCCGAGTTTTTACGCTCGTACTCTTCCCCAGCATTCCAGCCTTCACCGAATCCTTCATTCCTACCATCGATGAATGCCTGAATCTCAAGTCTTTTAGCCTTACGCCACTTAAGGACAGGTCCACCACCAGCACAAGACTGCAGATGTTCAGTCATATTGGCTTCGCTTCTAGGCTCTATGTGTTCGCAGGTGCACTTAACAAAAGTTTCGTCAATCTCTTCATACCATTCACCGCAACACTCAGGGTCTCCACAACCCCATATAGTATTATCTTGTTTAACATAGTAAATTGTCATTTAAATCTCCTAGGATGTTTTGTGTGAGTTTTCAATCAAATCGCTCAGAGTCTTGTATTGAATAAAGCCAAGCCCTGTTCGTTTCTGTTCAGCCTGTAGTGCAAGCAGGATACGCTCTCTCTCATTTAAGATACCAGTAACGTATGATGTGAGGTCTGTGACCCCTTGTGCGTCTAAATCTTTTAATTTTCCCATGTGTCTAGTATAAGGCATACGGAAGTCCCTGTCAAGTGCTATAATGTAAATATGACAAATAAATTTCGCTACATCATTATGCCAGAGAGAACCTATACCATTGAGGTTGATGGAGAATCCGTTGAGGTTCTGGGACAGGACATTGTTAATATTATTCCTGAAATGCTTCGCAAGAAGTATATTCGGGCTTACTTTGGGTATGAAAATATCCCATTTGACAGCACACAGAAAGGTTTGGTAGAATAGTATGGCTGCAAAAAAGGCATCAACACGCAACAGCAATCGTCAGAACGGAAAGGCTTCAAAGAAGTCCCCTAAGATTTTTGACCCTGCAAAGCGTAGACTAGTAAAGGTTAGTTAAATGGATAGAAAGACTCGTAGAGATAACGAGCGTATCGTTAATACAATTAAAAAGAAGGCTACTAAAGATACTGAAGATTGGATTCTTAGTCTGTCTTCCCCACCAACCAGGGCAGAGGTCTTAGCGTTCCAGGCTGGATACATTGCTGGAATGAACCGTGGAAGTTACCGTGCGTGATTTCAAAGAACCATATTACGATGGTCCAGATTGCGTCTGCTGTGGGGATGTTAGGAAACAGGTAGTAGACAACATCATTACGATGTTGAAAGAACAAGACTCAGTTTGTTCAGACTGGGTTATATCACTAATAGAAAAGGATTACGAATAATGTGGGAAACAATTTTTAACGTAGCGATGGTCGTTGTTGGCATGGGATTTCTTATGCTTGTATCTTGGGCTGTTGATAAGAATGATAAGACCTACGACGGTCTAGACTACAACGACGAGGATTAGTCTTGCGTAAGTGTGGCTTCTGTATGACAGGGCATCACCATAACTGTAAACCAGTTATTAATTATTATGAGAAAACGTGGGTGTGTGAGTGCCATTGTCGTACTCAGGCTCAGACGCAGGATACTGCTCAAGACACCCATAACAAAAGTGAGTAGGCTTAAAGTCTCCAGGCTTTGGAGTTCCCCCCAGAGCAATTTGTTCTTTTCTTGCTAACTCAATTGCTCCCATAGTTGGGAAGCCGTAGGCAATTTCTACTAGTTCGTGGTTACATAATGGACAATTCATACTACTATTATACACCAGATACTTTACATTGTCCAGGGTCTCTGGTATAATTGGTATATGATTATTACAGACATTGACGACACGGTACTAGAACACCTAAGTTCTACCCCCATTGAAAAAACTATTAAGTATATTAACTCCCTAAACACTAAGGTAATTGTGATTAGCGGAAGACCAAGAAGCATGAGAGCAGAGACAGAGAAGGCTCTCAAGGATGCTGGACTAAGATATAGCAGTCTTCTTCTTAATCCTTATGACTACAGGCTTACCAATAAGTGGAAGGCTGAGTGTGCCAATAAGTTGAGCGATGCTACCCTGGCTATTGACGATAACGCTGGTGCTAGGAAGGCTTACGAAGCCGAAGGCATTAAGGCTATCCACCCTAACGACATTCCAGATATGGAAAAGTTCTGGGCTGTCTTCGAATCTAATAGTGGGTATTAAACAGTAGTTATAATTAACTATGGAAAGCATTCAGGACATCGAAGGTAGAGTGGACCAACTCTATAGCAAGATTGACGACATTAATGCTGAGTTATATTCTCTTGGTGGCGAGGAAGAAAGATTCGAAATATTCGAAAGACTTCGTGAACTGATTTCACAAAAAGAACAAGAGAATGATTTGATTGCTGCAGCCGTCCTTGGCTGGGCTTATGAAGAACTATCTAACGTCTAGCCGTCTTTTGTTTCTTGCTTTACCAAAGCCAGCATTCTTTCTGGCGTAGACGCAGAATAGTATAGCCAGTAAAGTTCTATGTTCCTTAGATGATTAAAATTAAATCCAGGGTCATGTATCTGTGTCTCATGTCCTAGACAATAGATAGTTCCATCATGCTTAACAAACTTACTACCCTTGATGATTCCATGTGCTAACTCCATGGCTGAGTCTTCTCCACCCCATTGAATAAACTTTTCATCCATACCGCCTATACTCCACCACGTTTCTGGTGTGCAAACCCAGATACCACCATTGGCTTCTGTATACAATGTATGTTTAAGTAACTTAATATCCTTGCCATTGTAGAACTCTTCACTCATCTTTATGTCAAGGTACTTGCAAAGTCTGTATGGGTTATGTATCATACCGTCAGATTGGGCAGCATCTATGGCTTCTAGGAGTGAACCCAACTCTGGTAGGGTGTCTGCATCGTTTAAAATTACGATGTCACAGTCAGCCTCCTGTGCCTTCCTGACACCTAAGTTTCGGCTTCCTGCAGCAGACCAAAACTCACCTGGCTTATCTGCATAGATAATCTCAATGTCTGGTAAATTAGTTTGATACCAATCTAGAACAGCCTCTAGCGGTCTCAGTCTAGTTGGAGTTTCTCTCCAGGGAATCACTAGCCCTATTTTCATTTGTCCCCCTGACAGGATTCGAACCTGCATTCACATCCGTTATGCACATATTGGGTAGAAACCAACGCCACTACAGAGGGTTGCATTAACTTCTCACAAACTCAAGTATATCATCTGAATTGGTAATAGTCAAATACTGTTTATATAGATTGAAATTGTCCAATAGTTCCTGGTCTGGATTTTCTAAGACCTGACTTCTTTCATGGTCAAAGGCGTGTACCAGCCCTGTATGTTTTACTAATGGCTTGCCATGTACTAAGGTGTGAACGTATTCAAAGGCTGTGTCTTCATACCCCCACTTTACGAACTTCTGGTCCATACCCCCAAGCATCCACCAAGAAGATGGTCTGAATACCCAGATGCCAGCGTTAGAGCCATGCTCAATTCTAAACGCACAGTTCATAAGAGAGCCAGTCTCAAAGTATTGATTGGTGCTTTCTAATGGATAGAATCGATACTCTGTGTATGGATTATGAATAAAATTATCAGACATTGCTGACTCTATTGTTTTACGAAGAGTATCTACTCCATCTGGAATTGTGTCTGCATCATTTAGGATTACGATGTCTGCACCGTTTCCTTCCGCAAGCCTTACGCCAAGATTTCTTGTGTGAGATGGTAGCCACTGAACCTCTGAATAGGTTAGGGACACCACCGTGGCTTCTGGTAGGTTCTTTTCGTACCAGTCTTTAACCATCTCGTAAGCCCTAAGCCTACTGTCCTGGTGCTTCCAAGGGATAACTACATAAATCTTTGGTTTATCCATACTTGGTCCTCAATTGTTGGTCCCCACTCATAAGACTTATCCACACAAAGAAAGTTATTCTTAGTTAGATAATTAGCAATCTCCACATTGTTTTTGTGTCCTGGATGTCTTTCAAATGCTTCTGTCTCAACATGCATCATCTTTACATTCTTCATAACGTCGCCCATGCCCATCAAGACCTCCCAACTAAATCCTTCTGTGTCAATCTTAATAACATCAATCACTTCTCCAGTCATACCTTGCTCTGCTAGGAAGTAGTCAAGCCTTACGATTGGCACTGAGATGCTTTCGTACTTTGCATCTTCAAATTTGTGAATGACCTTCATAGAGGAGCAACCAGCCTCGTCTATATTTTCTGAAATAATTTTTGTAAATGATGTTGTGCCATTGACACTACCCACGGCAGACTCAATAACATTGAAGTTAGGATATCGCTTCTTTGTTTCCAAGACTGCCGTTGGGTTAGCATCAAATGCATAAATCTTTTTACCATTTAACTTCTGACGAAAGTATTCTGCGTCGTCGCCATCTCTGGTTCCAATATCAATAATAGTATTGGCAGTGTCGCCAAAGTATTTCCTGTATGCTTCGACAGCAGACTCAAGCCAAATGTTATCCATGCAACGCCTTGAATGTTTCTGGGAATGCTCCGTGTGCCAAGTCCTTGACTGCTACTGCATACTCCTGAATCTCTGACTGTGCATCGTGTCCTAGTCTCTGGTCTAGGAATGTCATAACGCTCTGTAGCGAAGTAGTCCAACGCCAGCGTACATACATACCATAGGCAGGTAGGAATAGACGAGCCAACTCTGGAGCAATACCATCGTCCATAGCATCGTGGTAAGCCTGTGTGCCTTCTGCAATAATCTTAATTAACTTATTAGTGTATGCCATGCCTAGTGACTCTACCACTGGCTCTCCGCTACCCTGCTTGGAGTTCTCAGGCTTGCTTCGCCAGGCATCGCTGTCTGGAACATAAAATGCTTCGTCTTCTGTAATGTAACGGCGTGAACTCTCGTTCCACCCATTCTGGTCGTCTAGGTGTGTAGACGCAACGGTGTGCTTCCACCACTGGCGAGCAACGAAGAGCGGTGCATAGATTTCAAATGTTAATGCAGCATGACGG